GTACTACTGACCACGCCGTTGACCATACTATCGACCGTTGACCCGTCGCGGCATCGAGGCGAGCCTCCTTGAGCGCGCGGCCGTCCTGCTCGGTGCAACGCAGCTCGCCACCCGCCGATTTTTTTTTGGGCCGGTACTGACCTCGATACTATCGCACACGCAGAGCCCCACCGAGCGAGGGCTCGTTCGAGGGCCACCGGGGAAGGGCAAGCCATCGGGCTATCGCCCGAAGGTGGGGTGGGTTCTATTATTACTAGTGGTACCGGTAATGGTAATGGTACCGGTAATGGTAATGGTAATGGTAATGGTAATAGTGATGGTGACCGGTGCAGTGCCCAGTAGAGCAGCTACAGCTCGGGCTGAGGAAGCCCTTCGGAGGGGTGGAAGCAGCAGGGAATCGCTAACGGCCCCGGTCTGCTTACGCATTTTTACCATGGATCCTGGCGCTTGTCAAGTGGCTCGGGTGCTATACTTGCCTTCGACAGGATGCCCTTCATACAACGGAGGTAGACACGACCTTGGCCAACAACTACAAGCCCCGCCACAGCCTTCGCACGGCAGTCCCCGAGACCTGTCGTATCGAGTGGGCCTCCAAAGAACAGCTCCAGGGTTTCCAATATGGTCCCTATCCGCTGCTCTTGTCAGGCGGTTACGGTGCCGCCAAGACCTTCACGGCCTGCTTCAAGGCCCTTTTCCTGTCCGACACCTTCCCCAACAACCGTGGACTGATCGCCAGACGGGTCTGGGACGACCTCCGCAAGACCACGATGGCCACTTTCTTCAAGCTGTGCCCCGATTCGGCATGGTCCCAGGGCCGTCGCAGCGACACCGAGAAGGTCCTGAGGCTCAACAACGGCTCCGAGATCATCTGGGCTCACCTTGACGACCCCGAAACAGAGAACCTGATCCAGGGAATCGAGATCAACTGGTTCCTCCTCGACCAATGCGAAGAAATCGAGGAGGAAATCTTCGAGAAACTGCTCACCAGGCTCGGTCGTTGGGACAAAGTAGAGGTTCCCGAGGCCGTCATCGACCGTTTCATGGCCAAGTACGACGCTCCCTGGCCCTGGACGGCCCGTACAGGCCAGCCCATCCCTCCAAACTACGCGATGGCGACCTGTAACCCCGATACCAAGCTGCATTGGCTCTACCGGCGCTTCCACGAGGACTCCCCGGAGCACTGGGACCGCATCTTCGTCGATCCCAAGTCGAAGAGACGCCGCGTCAGCTACCACGACCTGGGCTACAGGATGATCAACATGCGCTCCGTGGACAACAAGCACCTTCCCGAGCAGAACCTGGAGCAGCTCCTAGCCCGCGACAAGTCCTTCGTGGACCGCTACGTCATGGGCAAGTGGGGCCTCCCCGAGGGCATCATCCATACTGTCGATGACAAGTCCATTCTCGACCCCACGCCCCAGACCCTTTCCTACATCTTCACCAGGTGCCAGTACTTCTCCCTCTCCTACGACCACGGCGAGTCCGCGCCTTCCTGCATGGGCTGGTGGGCGGACGACGTTCACGGCAACGTGTTCATGTACCGCGAGTACTATCAGGGCGACACCCTGATCCTCCAGCATCGCCGCAACATCCACGACCTCTGCAAGACCGACCTCCTGGGCGCGAACCCCGTCTCCTACTCGATGCGCCTCGCGGACCCCGCCATCTTCAACAAGACCATGCAGTCGAAAGGCGGCCGCTACTCCGTCTCCGACGAGTACGAGGACCGCAAGATCGACCCCGAGACCGCCATCTTCTTCCAGCCCGGCGACAACGACGAGCTTGGCACCCGCAACCGCATCAACGAACTCCTGCGTGTCGATTCCAGGCACGAGAACCCCATCACGGGCGAACTCGGCGCTCCCCGCCTCTACTTCGTCCGCAAGACCGACAACTACCCCAACGGCGTCCGCTTCACGCTCCAGCAGCTCCAGGCCCAGCGCCGCACCAAGGTCGGCATGTACCTCGGCAAGCCCCTGTTCAGCGACGAGCGCGACACCAACATCGAAGATCACGGCTACGATCAGCTCCGCTACAAGATCGCCTCGCGCATCACGCCGGCCTCCAAGGTCGAGGCCCGCAGGCTCCAGGGCACCTTCAAGGGTGCATGCTTGCTTTTGGATCGCATGAAGCACGATACTAGGAACCGTACGTCGGCCCGTACGCGCCGAGAAGCCCGTCGCTACGGAAGGGATCTCTGATGGCCACTGCACCTTCGCGCAGTAACCAGTCCTACAGAGCCTGGATGTCCAGGATCCACAGCTCCCGGGAACTCCACGACAGTTGGGAGTCGGTGTTCCGCTGCTCCGAACTCCACGCCAAGTACTGCGGCACGGCGCAGTGGCTCGAAGAGGAGGATCCCGAGTCCGACAAGTACTACGTCAACCTCTTCTTCGCCGGTGTCGAGACCAAGAAGCCGTCGCTGGTGTTCTCAGTGCCGCGCTTCATCGTCAAGTCGCGCCCCTCCCGCGCGGACGATGTCACCAGCACCACCACCTACCGCGCCAAGCTCTACCAGGACACCATCAACACCATTGCCCCGGATCGCCGCGTGGGCTTCCTCTCCGAGGCCCTGCTCGCCCTCCACGAGTCCTTCTTCCGCTTCGGCGTCGTCGAGGTCGGCATCACCGGCGATGTCGTCGATAACCCCCGCGCCGGCAAGCCTATGCTGGCCGACGACGGCACCAAGTTGACCCGTGAGGGCGATCTCCCCGTCCACGAACCCGAGACCCTGATCGTGGAGGAACACCCCTACGTCAAGTGGATCCCCGCCTCGCAGTTCCTCGTCTCCACTTCCAACAAGAACGCCCTTGAGCGCAACGACTGGGTGGGCTACTACGAGTACGTCCGCGTCGAGGACATCCGCGCCAACCCCGCTTACGATCCCGATGTCCGCAAGCGTGTCAAGGCCGGCGGTCACAACAACGACCAGGGCTCGCCCTCTTCCACGCCCGGCGCTCCCGGCGACTCTCCCGAAGCCTCCGCCACCGTCTGTCTCTACAAGGTGTGGGACCTGCGCGCCAAGGTCCGCCGTGTGTTCTGCGAAGGCACTGAGGGCTTCCTCCTGAAGGAGCCCTTCAAGGTGCTGCCCCTCGCCGTCCACCGCGTCCACCCCATCCTCGGCTCCTTCTACCCGGTCCCTCCCACCTTCAACTGGCTTCCCCAGCAACGCGAGATCAACGACACCCGCGAGATGCAGCGTGCCCATCGCAAGCGTTCGCGCCGTCGCTTCACTCTCCTCGACGCCGGTGTCGATCCCGCCGAACTCGACAAGCTCGAATCCGGCGAGGACGGCGTCTACGCCCGCGTGCCTCGCCACGATGTCATCGCCCCGATGCAGGACGCTCCCCTCGACCGCGCCATCTACCTCTCGGCCCCGGCCACCTTCGAGGACTTCATGCGCGTCTCCGGCGTCTCCGGCGAGCGCCAGGGCGTCCAGGAAGCCGAGACCGCCACCCAGGCCAACATCATCGACACCAACGAGCGCCTCCGCGAGTCCTTCACGCAGCAGCTCACCGGCGACTGGGTCGCACAGATCGCCACCAAGCTCCTGCTCGTCCTGATCGAGAAAGGCTCGCTGCCCTTCTGGATCAAGACCAACGTGGACTTCGGCAGCGAAGGCTCCATCGACGAAGCCGGCGACATCGCCGTAGCCTGGAAGATGATCCAGCGCCACGACCTCGACATCGAGGACGCCTTCAACTACGAACTCTCCGTAGAACTCGACACGCTGTCGCCGGCCGTGCAGGAGCGCAGGCGCAACGACCTGATGGTGGTGCTCCAGACCGTCGTCAACCCCGCCTACGCCCTCCACTTCCTGGCCTCCGACCACCTGCTGCGCCGCTTCCTCGCCGCCTGGGACATCACCGACGAAGCCGACATCGTGGAGATCCGCAAGGCCATGCACATGGTCCAGCTCTACATGACTCAGCGCGACATCATGGCCGCGATGGGCATGGTGCTGCCGGTGCCGCTCGGCCAGACCTCCGGCGCGCCCACCCCGACCGGCGTCCCCAAGCCCCTGAGCAACGGTGCTCCCGTCATGCCCGGCATGGGTGGCCCCCAAGGCCCATTCCCAGGTCCCACGCCATCCCGATCCATGATCGCGGATCAGCTTGAGGAACAACTGTGACGCTGACCAGCTACGTCTGCGACAAGTGCGGGGCTACCGTGCCTCCTGGCGGCTACCCCTTCTGCAAGGGTGGCCACGGCGTCCCCATGCAGCATCGTCCCTTCGTGCCCTACGTTGACGAACATATCCAGGAGACGCCTGTCCTTGTGACCAGCCACTACCACCGCAAACAGCTCATGAAGCGCGCCAAGTGCGACTTCAAGGGCAAGCGTGTAGGAGACCCCGGATGCGAGATATAAGCGAAGTCCTATCGTCCACGACGTTCGACGACAAGCCGGCCAAGGCCAAGACCAAGGAGCCTGCCGTAGAGATCCACGCCTACGTCGCTGACAAGGCCGACTCCAAGGAGCTGCGCGAGCGCGAGAAGATCATGATGCAACGCCGCAAGGACATCAAGGCCATTCTCGACGGTTGGGATCCGTCCGTCATCAGCGACAAAGCCAAGCGCAGCTTCCTCGACCAGCTCTCCGAGACCGACAAGGAACTCAAGCGCATCCGATCTCAGCGGGGTCTGTAGTGGGCCTGCAAGCTCCTCCCGGCTCCATCGAGCACGCCCTTAATCAGGCGTTCGACGGTCGTGAGCCTCCGACCGGTCCTGAGCGTCCTCCGCGCCGCCAGCCACCCCCGCAACCAGTCCCTCCACCTGACGACGGCGGCGTCCACGGTGGCCCGCACGGCGGTCAGCGCAAGACCGATCCCAGCGCGCCGGCGACGCCCACTTCCTCGCGCATCAAGACCAAGCGCTTCGAGATCGACAAGGTGTGGGTCCCTGGCCTGCCCGACACGCCGAACCTTGCCGGCATCGAGCAGATCATGAACAACCTGAACTTCATGCGCCTGTTCGAGCAGTACAGCCCCATCCTGGCCCCAGGCGAGGCTCCAGGCTCCGACACCTTCTGGAACATCCCCTTCGATAACCTGATCACTGGCGTGGACGACAACAGTGGCGGCTTCCTGTGGTCCCTCGATCCCAGCGCCCTGGTCCCGTTCCTCAGCGGCGGCAGCAAGGGTCGCTTCACTCGCAGCGTCAGCGATCGCCCGATCTACCGCAACTACACGCCGAAGCCCAAGAGGCAGCAGGAGAAGCGCACTCCGCAGCCCGATCCCGACAAGCGCGAGGAGCGGCGTCAGGACCGCAAGGACAGGCGCAAGGACAAGCGCAGCGAGTTTTAAGCCCAGGTACACGCATGGGCTTGACATTGACTTGATCCGCGTGTAGAAGGTTGTATAGGAGGAAAGATGGCGACGGAACCTGTCGTTACTGAGAAGCCTGACCAAGCCTCGGCAGCAGTCGATTCTCAGGCGACGACGACACCGGCAGCCCCAGAGCCGGAGAAGGCCACAGCGGAGCCTTCCGGCGAACCGGTAGCCGCTGAATCTGGTGAGTCCGAGGAGCAGTTCATCTCCGACGAGGACTTCGAGAAGCTCCAGGACGATCCCGCCGCACTCCGCAAGCACTTCCAGAAGGTCTTCACTCAGAAAACCCAGCAGTACAAGCCAGGCTATCGTCTGCTCCAGGCGCTCTCGGACCCCGAGCGGCGCTCCCTGGTCCTGACGGAACTGGCGAAGCACTCCGGGTTCAAGCTGAGCAAGGCCGAAGCTGAAGCTGTCGAGAGTGCGGAACCCGATCCGATGGAGGATCTTCGCAGCACCTTCGTCCAGGTCCTCGGTGAGGACGCTGCCGGCAAGGCATTGTCCGCAATCGAGCGTCTGGTCGAAGGCAGGCTCGGACCCCTGAAAGAAGCTGCGAAGATCGAAGCCGTCAAGCGTGCGTCGGCTGAGAACGAGGCCGCCATCACGACCTTGACGCAGAAGTACCCCGACTGGCGGAAGCACGAGAAGGGCATGATCGCCGTGTCCCAACGCCTTCGACCGGAAGGGATCAATCGGGTCGAGTACCTCGAAGTGCTCTACACCATCGCATCCAGCCAGACCTCGATGGCCGAGGCCATCAACAAGGCGCTCGGCAAGACCGTAACCGCGGCCAGGGCCATCGCTGAGAGCAGAGTCGAGGGGGAGACCACCACAACCGATACCTCCACCGGCAGCGGGGACACCGCGATGTCACTGCGGGACGCCTTGAAGGCCGGTATGGAGGCTGCTCGCAAGAAGGGGTAGCAAATGCCTGTTCCGGTCACTCTGTCGCTTGATTACAACGCGCTGCTGTCCACCACCATGATGAAGTACCAGGCTTCCCTCACCGACAACATCAGCAAGGAACACCTGATCTTCTACATGATGAAGCAGAACGGTCTGTGGAAGACCGTCACCGACATCGGTGAGCGCGCCGCGTTCCCGCTGCTCTACGAACTCGGGAACCCCGACTCCTACGACGCCTACGATCAGCTCGACACGACCCCGATGGAAGGCATCACCACGGTGTTCTTCGATTGGCGGCAGGCGTCGGTGCCCATCTCCATCTCGGGCAAGGAGGAACTCCAGAACCGAGGCGAGGAGCGGATCCTCAACCTGCTCGAAGCCAAGATCACCCAGGCCGAGTCCGGCATCAAGGAGTTCTTCTCGAAGGCCCTGATCCAAGGCAACGGCATGGTGACTGGCCTCGGCACCGACATCAGCACGGCGCGCGTCTCGCCCCTCAACGGATCGTCCTTCATCGACCCGCTCCCGCTGCTCGTGAAGCCCGACCCCACCACGTCCACCACCATCGGCTCGCTGAACCAGCAGTCCGTGAACGCGCAGGGCGAGGCCTTCTGGAAGAACCAGCTCACCGACAGCTCTGCCACCACCTACGTCGGCTTCCTCCAGGAGCTACGCCACCTGTACAACCTGTGCAGTCAGGGCGTCGGCGGTCGTCCCGACGTACACGTCACCGACCTGACCAGCTACGAGCTGTACGAGCAGGCCCTCGCCGCCTACCACCAGAACCCCTCGTACCAGAAGGCTGACATCCCCTTCGAGAACACCCAGTTCAAGGGCAAGCCCGTCGTCTGGGACGAGAACATGATCGACGGCAAGACGCCTGCCGTGAACGCCACCACCAAGGGCACCTGGTTCATGCTCAACTCGAAGTTCCTGGAGATGCAGATCCAGTCCTCGCGCAACTTCGCCACCACGCCCTTCATCAGGCCCGAGAACCAGGACGCTCGCACCGCACAAGTCCTTTGGCTCGGGGCCTTCGGTGTCAAGAACCGCAAGAAGCAGGGCATCATGATCGACATCGCCAGGACCCTCAGCTAAACCTGAAAACAAGTGGGGGTCGCGCGAACGACCCCCACAAACCAACAGGGGGAGCCCTCTCCCTCGTTAGTGAAAACTCAGGAGGTCTCAATGCTGTTCCAGCGCATCAGCCGAAACGACGCTGAGAAGGTATTCGCTATCTTCTACAACGTCTCCAACGACACCATCCAGGCCGGTTACCCCGCTGTGTGGGACATCTCGTCCTCGGCGGACGGTCTCCGTGTCAGCAAACCCGCCACCGCCAGCTTGTCCGTGGTCGTGGGGATCGCCGTCGAGGCGGTCCAGAGTTCGCAGTACGGCAAGTTCCAGTGCTACGGCTACAAGTCCTCGGCGCTCGTCACCAACAACACGTCGGTCGCTGTCGCCGCGGGCGACATCCTGATCCCGGTGGACGCGCAGTGGTACCTGGCTCGCTCGTCCGCCGGTGACGGCAAGTCGGGTTTCCTCTACGCCGCCGAAGCCTTCGCCACCGCGACCACGCCTGCCGCCGCCAACAAGAAGGTGTTCATCCGGGCTCTGTAGCCAGGTTCCTGTACCCCGGGGGTCGTCCACGCGACCCCCGCCTTCCTTCTCCACTTGACTTTGCGTCAAGTTCCTGAAAAGCTGTGGGCATGATCCAGGTACAGATAGAGACAATCGCGGTCTGCAACGCTGCCTGCGTGTTCTGTCCCTATCCGACCATGAAGCGCCCGCGCGGCAGGATGAGCGAGGACCTGTTCGTCAAGATCATCACCGAGGCCGCCGGGATCCCCGCCATCAGCGAGATCAGCTTCCAGGGCCTCGGGGAGCCCCTGCTCGACAGCGCGATAGTGCCTCGCATCGCCTTCGCCAAGCGCAGTAGACCCGGTTGGCGTACCACCATGTACACCAACGGCAACAAGCTGACCGAGGCCGTCGTCGATAGCCTCGAAGCGGCCGGCCTCGATGTCCTCTACGTGTCCCTCAACGCCATCGACGCCAGGATGCGCAAGGACATCATGAAGCTCGACGACTACGAGAGGGTTTCCGCCGTCCTGCGTCGCTCGATTCGGGACAGGCGCATGAAGATCATCCCCAAGGCCGTCGTCGGCATGGACCTGTTTGCCGGCGAGGACACCGACGTGTTCAAGCAGCAATGGCCCGATGCCTACATGCATCTCGAAGGCAATTGGGCCGGCGGCACCTGGAACGCCCGCGTGGTGTCCGAGAAGGCGTGCGGCAGGGCGCTCTCCCAGATCATGGTGCTGTGGGACGGTCGCGTCGCTCTCTGCTGCTTCGACGGCGAGGGCGAGGTCATCTTCGGGGACCTCCGCAACGAGGCGCTGCGCGACATCTACAGCAAGGACGAGTACGTCAGGTACAGGCAGGCCCACGCCGAGGGCCGCAGAAAGGAACTGCGGCTGTGTGACAACTGCACGGCCATCTGAGCATGGAACTGAGAGACTACGAGTCCCTGGCCGGGGCCGTCAACCTCAACATCGGCTGCGGCATCGACAGGATCACGCGCCCTGGCAAGTGGGTGAACGTGGACATGAACCCCGACGTTCGCCCCGATGTCGTCGTCAACCTCGGTGAGGACGACCTGATCTCGGTTCTCGCCGCGTCCGGTCAGCCGATCCTCTACGACTTCGTGGTGGCGAGCCACGTCCTCGAACACCTTCGCGGGAAGCCCCTGTTCGATCTGATCGCCAACGTGTACGACCTGCTCAAGCCAGGTGGTCGTCTGCTGGCCGTCACTCCCTACGCCAGCTCCGACGACGCCATCGAGAACCCGCTCCACGTCACGTACTTCACCGCCAACACCTGGTCCTACTTCACCAGGTCCCTGTACGACGATCCGAAGGTCACCGTCGGCTATCGCGCCAGCCAGGGGATGCCCCTGCGCGACTGGAGCATCGAGCAGATCGTCCTGATACCCCGCCCCGAGTTCGTCGAGCTGGCCAACAAGGACCGCGCTGGGTTCGAGCGCATGGTGTGCTACCAGCGCAACACTATCGTGGAGATTCATGCCGTCATGAGGAGGCAGCGTGCGCTCTATTCTTCGCCGGTTGTTCCTGAGCCTGGGCTCCATCAGGCAGTTCCTGGCTGTCCGTGACATCCTCGTCCGGCAGCGCAACTCCCTCGACGAGGCGAGTTACGACTTCTACCGCTGCTACGGTTGCCGCAGGTTGATCACCCGCGTCGAGGAGGTCAACTGCTTCAACCCCTCCAGTCGGCGCTACGGTAGTGTCTGCACCGCTTGCGACTCGCGCCGCTATCAGCCATCCTGGCCTCGCTGGTACGAGTGGCTCTCACCCCGCGTGCTGTGGTTTGCCATGCTCAGGTACGCGAGGATCGCATGAGCAGGTACTTCAGCTCCAACGAGGTCCGTGGCCTGACCCAGGAGATGGTGGATAAGCTCGACATGGCTCGCTACAGGGCCGGCATCGAGTTCCGCGTCACCAGTGGCTACCGCACCCCCGAACAGAACCGCATGGCCGGCGGCGTCGAGAACAGCGAGCACACGACCGGCGAGGGCGTGGACATCTCCGCGCCCGACAGCTACTCTCGCTTCAGGATCGTGGAGGCTGCGCTCTACGTGGGGTTCACGCGCATCGGTGTCTACGACCGCCACGTACACCTGGGGGTTTCCAAGAAGCACCCTCAGCTTGTGTTGTGGGTCGGAGCTAGCCAGTAGTACAATGGCGCGGGGCTGCTAGGCCATGTCGATAGGCTACAACGTGCGCAGAGTCACCGTGGACTCGGTGTCGTGGACGGCCATCGTCGTCCCCGACGGCGTGGCTTGCAGCAGGGTCACCATCGAGAACGCCGACTACGCAACGCAGCTCGCCGTCCGCACCGATTCCTCCGATTCCACCACCGAGACTCAGGTCTACCCCGGGGCCATGAAAACCATACCCGGCATGAACCACTTTGGCGGTCAGTTCCTTCCAGGCACGGTCGTCTGCTACGTGAAGGCGGCGTCAGGCACCGGCCCTGTCGTCGTGGAGTTCATTCGATAGGAGCGGAGATGCGAGTACAGGTCGAAGGCACGCACCCTGCGGCGGTGGCCTTGCGGGAGAAGCTCCAGCACCCGTCGCTGGAGGCATTCCTCGTCGCCGACCATCCAGACTTCTCCGTGATCGTCGATAACCTCGGTGACGACGACGCGCATCGCGACCTCATCATCGTCGATGGCGTCGATTGCGATCTGGAGCGCCGCGTCGTCGCCAACATAGCCGAGGTACTGGAGCGCTACAGCGACGAGCCGATCCTCCTGCAACGAGCCGGTGGCGTGCGCTCCGAGAGCGTCATCCGGATCAGGTCGCCCCTCGACTACCAGCACGAGGAGGCCGTGGTCCTCGGTGTCGTCCGTGGCCTCGCGCAGCTCAAGTCGAAGCCGGTGCCTCCGATCCCCGAGCTGAACCCGGGTGTGTGGTCCCGCATCAAGAAGGTCCTCACCGCCAAGCTCGTGCTCCTGTTGTTCGCCGGCACGGTATCGGCACAGACCGGCCCCAACGCTCCCCTGCGCGTCTACGAAGAGTCCACGCTGCTCACCACCACCTACCACCTGAAGTTCACCGGGACAGCCGTCACCTGCTCCGTGACCGCTGCCATGACGGTGACCTGCGATGTCACGGGTGGTGGCAGCGGCAACCTCAGCACGCTCGTAGACGACGTTGGCTGCTCGGGCCTCGACCTGGTGCGCCGCAACTCCGGCGATACCGCCTTCGAATGCACGGCCCCCGGCGGCACGGGTGACGTGGTAGGTCCGGCCTCGGCCACCAACAACACCGTGGCGCTGTTCGACGGGACCACGGGCAAGCTGCTCAAGGACTCCTCGCTGATCTCGGACGACGGGACGCTCGTGACGCTGGCGACGGCGAGCGAGTTCCGCTCGACTATGGCGAGCGACGGTAGCAATAATTTGGTGCGACTGGCAGTTGGGGCGCTTCCGTCGTCACCATCATCTGCACCGTCTGCGATTCTGTTTACCGGCACGGGCGCTGGCTCGGCCACGCAGGGGTCGGCGCTCATGCGCGTGACTTATAGCGCTGGATATACAGGCAGCCGATTGAATTCGGGCCTGCGCGTCACGAACACCAACGCGAGCGTGTCCGCCACACTCTTGCAGTACACCGAAGTATCTACTGGCCCGGCGGTGGGGGTATACGGTGAAGCCGATGCTACCGGTTCCGGTGGACGTGTCGGTGTGTTCGGCTACCTTGGATACAACTCCCGAGGCGCGGCGCTCGTTGGCTGGGGGCGCACGTCTTCGAATGCTGCGGAGAGAATCGCCGTCTTGGGATCTGTTCGTAACAGCGGTGCTGGTGCGCAAATCGGCGGACTGTTTGCACTTGGCGGCGATACCGCGACGCCTTCCTACACGACTAGCGCAGCGTTGATAGCCGATAACATGGATCAAACTGCTCCGATCATTCTCGGTCGCGACAACGGTATCGAAGTGTTCTCGGTACAGGACGGTGGCAACGTCCGCATCGCGGACTCGGCCTCGGACCACTACTACACGATCACACGCTCCGACATCGCCGCCGACCGCAACCTCGCCTTGCCGCTGCTGACGGCGGATGACACCTTCGACGTGCTCGGCCTTGCGCAGACGTTCAGCGCCCGTAAGACGTTCGGCGCAGGGGTGACCATCTCCTCGGGTCAGGTGATCGAGGGTACGGAGGCTGCCGCTCCGGGCACGCCCGCCGCCGGGCAGGTGATCCTCTACGCCAAGTCCGGCACTCCGGGCGAGTGGTGCAGCAAGGACGACGCCGGCGTCGAAACCTGCATGAGCGCAGGCTCCGGCGGATCGTCCGATCCGTCTCTCTACATCGCCTACGGAG